TGGCTAAAGACACATGGCACAAGCGCCACTCCAGTCGTGACGGCAAACGCGGGCGCTGCTCCGAACGGAACGAGCACTGCAGACCGAGTTGACTTTGGTGCAATTGACGCTGCTGGCGATTACTCTGTTATGTACCAAACATTCTCAGCCGCCGATGTGAGTTATGGCGCGGGCATTTGGGTAAAGGCACTCGCCGCTGGTGATGTTGGGAAAAAGCTGTGGCTTTATCTGTTTGATACAGCCAATCGTGGTCAGGTCACTATCACACTGACGGCAGATTGGCAGTACATTACCACGTCTGCAACGCTCACGTCTGGAACACGAAGCTTCTATCTTTCCACGCTGGGGTCTGACTTTGGCGGATCAAATCAAGCCGCCGTCTCCGCTCTCGTCTGGGGCGCTCACCTCTATCGCTCCGACCTCGGCGGCATGCAGGCGAATGCCTCTGCCTACCCGATGTACAACCCGAGCACGCCCCGGAACCTGTTGGGCTGGAGCGAGGCGTTCGATAATGCGGCGTGGAATAAAAGCAACGTACTTGCGTTTGGTTCAGGCTCAGTAGCAAACGCAATTGCTGCACCCAATGGTTCTTTGTCTGCTGATCTTTTAATTCCAAACACAACGAGCGGTACGCATTCTGTCTCAATTACTGGATCTACGCTGTCGACGTTCTACGCAAGCGTCTACGCAAGGGCTGGTGGCTATTCCAAGATTGCTATTCGTGAAAGTAGTGTGACTGGGGCTGCTGCTGCATTCAATCTTTCCACAGGAACAGTAATTGATAGCTATAACGCTGGCGTAATCACTGTTTCGGAAGCCGCGATTACACCAGTCGGGGATGGTTGGTATCGCATCTCTTGTAAGATGACATCTACATCTGCGAGTTCCTTTAATATTTCAATCGTGTTTGTTGACCCGGCGTACACATCTGGTTCCCCATTTAGTTCTTGGACGCCGGATGGCACCTCTGGCATCTACCTCTGGGGCGCGCAGCTCTCCGACAGCGCGTCTCTCGACCCCTATGTAGGCTCCTACGGTGCCGCTCCGTCTGCGGCTGCCGCGCATGGGCCGAGGCTGGACTATGATCCGGTGACGCTGGCGGCGAGGGGGCTTCTCGTTGAAGAAAGCGCGACCAATCTTCTGACCAGAACAGAAGAGTTCGACAATGCCGGGGCATGGACGCCCAGAACATCGTCTATTTCTAGCAACGCAGTTTCATCGCCAACCGGGACATTGACTGCTGATACCGTGCTGGCTACTGCCGGGTCCGGTTTTCACTATGTAAACAGGACTAACCCGCTTACGTTGACTGGTGCTCATACATTTTCGGTTTACGTCAGGAAGGGCACAAGCACTTGGATATTTGTAACCGTAAACGACAGCGGTCTGAACTACTTCAATCTTGATACGGGTGAGTTTGGAACTGTTGCAGACACATGCACTCGGCAAGCTGTAGGCAACGGTTGGTATCGCCTTACAGTAACGCGAACACTTTCGGCTGCTCTGGCAAACTGCGGCGTTGGTGTTGCCAATGCAAATGGTGGCGGTAGCTTTAATGCTGTGGGCACGGAAAGTGTTTATGTCTGGGGCGCGCAGCTTGAGGCCAAGTCGTTTGCTACATCGTACCTACCAAATGTGGATACAGGTGCTGGCGTCACCCGCAACGCCGATGTTGCGAGCGTGGCAACCAGTCAGTTTCCGTACTCGGCAAGCGAGGGGACGTTGGTGGCTGCGTTCGATTTCCTTGGTGGGTCCGCAGCAAACTCAAACGCGCAATCGGCTGTTTCATTGTGGCAGTCATCTGGAAACCAGATCACGCTCTATAACGGCGACGGCGTAGTAGCGGCCTATTGCGCTGTCAGCAGCGCAACGCAAGCCTACATGGCCAGAAGTGCAGTCGCAGCCAACACCGTGACAAAGGCGGCTTTTGCTTTTAAGGCAAACGACTTTGCTGCCTCTCAAGATGGCGGCGCTGTAGCAACCGACACAACCGGAAGCCTTCCGTCACCGACGACGCTTGCCATTGGCAACTCTGGTTCACCGTCAGCTTATATTAGCGGCCACATTCGTCAGATCACTTACATCCCCCGCCGCCTGACCAACGCTGAACTCCAAGCGAGGACCGTCTGATGAGTAACGACCTCATGTACCGCGCCGACACGAAAGCCGCATGGGACGCCTACGCCTCCGACATGGGCTTAACCGCGACTGATGGCGAAAACACATACCCGCTTGGCTGCTACATCGACGAGATCGGCCCCATCGTTGTGACCCCTGCGGTGATCGGCGAGGACGGCGAGATCGTCACGCCAGCGGTGATGGATGATCGGCACCATGTGAACGTGCGTGTCACTCAGGTGTCCGGCCCGCTTCCCGACCCCGTGCCCGAGGGGTACGTCCAGCAAGGTCACGACCTCGCCGTGCTGGCTCAAGGCGGCGAAGGCGTCGAGTGGGTGGACCCCTCTTCCGTAGACAACCCCCGGCGCATCTGGGCGGGGGGGATGAGCTACTATACTCCTGTAACATAATCTGTTACAGTTTGACCGTACTGGCCCGGTAGACCAGGATGCCGAAAGGTGACGTGAATGATTGAGAACGAACTAGCGGGTGCGCCCGCGCCGGAACCGGAGGCCACGGCCGCTTCCGCGCCCGAAACTGACAATTCTTCGCCGGAACCGAAGCCTGCGGAGGCGCCCAAAACCTTCACGCAAGAAGAGTTGGATGCCATCGTAAGCAAGCGTCTCGCAAGAGAGCAACGGAAATGGGAACGCGAGCAGAAGTCCAAGGCTCCGCCGCCTCCGCCAATCCCGGCGGAACCGCTGAAGCCGGACGACTTCACCAACGCCCAGGCGTATGCCGACGCGATGGCCGAACGCAAGGCGCAGGAACTCCTCGCCCAGCGGGAAGCCGAAGCCGAACGGGCCGCAATGCTCGATGCGTATCAGGACCGTGAGGAAGAAGCCCGGACCAAGTACGACGACTTTGAACAGGTCGCCTACAATCCAAAGCTTCCCGTCACGGAAACGATGGCGCAGACCATTCAGGCATCCGAGATCGGTCCCGACGTCATTTACTGGCTAGGGTCCAACCCCAAGGAAGCCGAACGGATTGCGCGTCTCAACCCGCTCTTGCAGGCACGGGAAATCGGAAAGATTGAGGCTCGTCTGAGCAGCAATCCTCCGGCCAAAAAGACCTCAACCGCCCCGGCGCCTATTGCTCCGGTGACGGCCCGCACCTCCGGTGCGCCTGCATACGACACCACCGACCCGCGTTCTGTGAAGAGCATGTCAACGTCGGAGTGGATCGAGCAGGAAAGGCTGCGCCAGATCAAGAAGTACGAGGCACAACGTCGACGCTAACCATAGAAAGGACCATTTAGGTCATGTCTAACTCACTTCTTACAATTGACATGATCACCCGGAAGGCTCTGGAGATTAACTAATTCGGTCTCCCTTGGGGGTAACCCCTCGAAAAATAACTGTGTGAATTCGGTGGACATCACATAACTGTGACAACACCGAGCCAAGCCCGAAAGGGAAGGCGTAACGACTATCCCGAAAGGGAGTAGGGTCAAGCGGCCCGAAGCGCACAGCCCCTCTACGGAGGGTGAAGAGATAGTCTGCTCTGCATGGTGACATGCAGCAGTTCCGAAAGGAACGGATTGGGTTTAGCGAACCTGATTGAACATCTGGCCTTGAGAACAACCTGGTGATCACCCGCAACGTCAACCGCCAGTACGACGACAGCTTCGCCGTCGAAGGCGCCAAGATCGGCTCCACCCTCCGCATCCGTCTGCCCGACCGTGCGCTGGTGACCGACGGTGCTGCCCTTCAGGTGCAGGACGACAACGAGCAGTTCACGACCCTCACCGTTGCTTCGCAGAAGCACATCGGTGTGAACTTCACGTCTGCCGAACTCACCATGCAGCTCGACGACTTCGCTGATCGTGTGCTCAAGCCGCGTATCTCGCAGCTTGCGTCTTCCATCGACGCTGACGTCGCCAACGCCTACAAGTCGATCTTTTCGTCTGTTGGCACCCCCGGCACGACCCCGTCCACTTCGCTTGTCCTTCTTCAGGCCCAGCAGAAGCTGAACGAGTACGCTGCCATGATGCCGAACCGCTATGCGACCGTGAACCCGGCCGCCAACGCGGGTCTGGTCGAGGGCATGAAGGGCCTCTTCAACCCGGTCGACACCATCTCCCGTCAGTTCAAGAATGGCATGATGGGCGAAGGCGTGCTGGGCTACGAAGAAATCAACATGTCGCAGTCCATCAAGCAGCACACTTGCGGTACTCGCGCCGCCACGGGTGCTACGGTGAACGGCAACGCCTCGGAAGGCGCCACGACCATCACCCTTGCTTCGGCCGGCAACGCGCTGACCTTTGCAGTGGGCGATGTGTTTACGGTGGCCGATTGCTTCTCGGTCAACCCGCAGACCCGCGAAAGCACTGGTTCGCTTCAGCAGTTCGTCGTGACCGAGGCCAACACCTCGACCGCTGGCGGCGCTGTGACGCTCAAGGTGTCTCCGGCTCTGTACTCGCCGTCTAACGCTCTGGCAACCGTCAGCACCCTGACCATCACTGGTAAGGCTGTTACGTTTGTTGGCGCTGCTTCGACGCAGTACCCCCAGAACCTGATCTACCACAAGGATGCCATCTCGTTTGCCACGGCGGACCTGCTGCTTCCGAACGGTGTCGATATGGCCTCCCGCCAGGTCCATAACGGTATCTCGATGCGTGTCGTGCGTCAGTACGACATTAACAACGACCGCCTCCCGTGCCGTATTGACGTACTGTACGGATATTCGGTCATTCGTCCGCAGATGGCCGCGCGTCTCTGGGGCTAACAGGTAAAGATAGGAGAACACGCACATGGCACTTCCCAATGGCGCTGGTGGCTACCAGGTCGGTGACGGCAATCTGAATGACCCGCTCATTGACGCTCTGCCCGAACCCGTATCTATTGCGTCTGCGGCGACGCTCACCCCGGCTCAGGTTCTGAACGGGCTGATCCTCGCAAACAGCGGCGTTACTTCCGGGTCTGTGACCTACACGCTGCCGACGGTTGCCGATCTTGAAGCTGTTTTGGTCAACTCGGACAAGGTGGGCACGTCGTTTACCTTCCGCGTGGTCAATCTCGGCACGTCTTCCGGCACGGCGATTATCGCTGCGGGTACGGGCTGGACGATCACGGGTTCGCTCACCATGACGATCCCCGTGACGACCGGTGCAATGATGATTGCCCGCAAGACCGGCGCGGGCACTTGGACGCTGTACCGCGTCGCCTAAACATAACGGCGGGCGGCTCCGGCCGCCCGTTTCTTCTGGAGGGAACATGATCTATCTTTTTCACCCCAAGCACGGCGTCAAGATTGCTAGCATGGAAATGGAAGCGCAGCATGACGAGATGCACGGCTGGATGCGGTTTGATCCTGACGAACCGTTGATTGAAGAGCCAGAACCCGTTAATATGGTTGCCGAACCCCGGCGTCGGGGCCGCCCGCGCCTAACGACGAGCGAATGACATGACAACGGCTGGCGATCTGATTAACGGCTCTTTGCGTCTTTTGGGCGTTTTGGCGGAAGGCGAAACTCCGTCATCGGAGACGTCTCAAGACGCGCTGTTTGCCATGAACCAGATGATCCAGTCGTGGAACACCGAACGCCTTGCGGTCTTCTCGACACAGGACCAAGTTGTTACGTGGCCGCCCAGCACGCGCTCTCGCACGTTTGGCCCGACAGGCGATATTGTTGCCAATCGCCCTATTGCTATTGACGACAGCACTTACTTCCGTGACCCAGCTACCGGCATCTCCTACGGCCTGAAGCTGATCAACCAGCAGCAGTATAACGGTATTGCAGTCAAGACGGTTACGTCAACATACCCGCAGGTGCTGTGGGTCAACATGACCTACCCGGACATTGAGATGTACGTCTATCCGGTGCCGACGAAGGTGCTGGAGTTCCACATCGTGTCAGTAGACGAGCTAACCCAGCCCGCCAATCTGGCAACCGATCTGGCCTTCCCGCCGGGCTATCTCCGCTGTTTCCGGTACAATCTGGCCTGCGAACTGGCCCCCGAGTTTGGCGTCGAGCCGTCGCGGCAGGTGCAGCGCATCGCCATGACGTCCAAGCGCAACCTGAAGCGCATCAACAACCCGGACGACATCATGGCGCTGCCCTACAGCATCGTCGGAACGCGGCAGCGCTACTCCATCTACGCAGGTAATTATTGATGCAGACGCCGATCCTCGGATCGTCCTACGTCGCCCGCAGCGTTAACGTTGCGGCCAATCGGTGTATCAATCTTTACCCTGAAGTGGTGCCAGAAGGCGGCAAGCAGGCGGCCTTTCTGAGCCGCGCGCCTGGGCTGCGGCGTCTGGCTACGGTCGGTCCCGGCCCTATTCGCGGTCTATGGGCACCGCAGATCACGGGATCAGATGGCTACGTCGTATCGGGGACCGGGCTATATAAGATCGACCGATCATACAACACCACTTTTATAGGCACGATCAACGGTACGGGACCAGTGTCGATTGCCGACAACGGCACGCAAATCTTCATTGCGGCGAACCCTGACGGGTACATCTATAACATGAGTACGGGCGCGTTCGCGCCGATTGGTGACCCAGATTTCCCCGGCGCATCTACGGTTGGCTATTTGGATGGTTATTTCGTCTTCAACCAGCCCAATAGCCAGAAGGTATGGGTAACGAGCCTGCTTGACGGCACCAGTGTGGACCCGCTGGACTTTGCCAGCGCCGAAGGCGCGCCGGACCAGTTGATCTCGGTAAACGTCGATCACCGCGAAGCGTGGCTGTTTGGCACCAGCACGATTGAGGTATGGTACAACGCCGGAACGGCCGACTTTCCGTTGCAGCGCATCCAAGGTGCTTTTAACGAACTGGGTTGCGCCGCGGTGTATTCTGTCGCCAAGCTGGACAACACGCTGTTCTGGCTGGGCGCTGACGCCCGTGGCAACGGCGTCGTCTACCGGGCCAATGGTTACCGGGGCGAACGCGTGTCAACCCATGCCATTGAGTTCGCCATCCAAAGCTACAGCACGATTTCTGACGCAATTGCCTACACGTACCAACAGGAAGGCCACAAGTTCTATGTGCTGACCTTCCCGTCCGCCAACGCCACTTGGGTGTACGACACTATTACAGGCGCCTGGCATGAGCGTGCCAGCCTGCGCAACGGTGAGTTTGCGCGTCATCGTTCCAACTGCCAGATGAACTTCAACAATGAAGTCGTGGTGGGCGATTTTGAGAACGGCAACATCTACGCGTTCGATTTGGACGTCTACAGCGACGATACCGCGCCGCAGAAATGGCTGCGCTCTTGGCGTGCGCTGCCGACCGGCGAGAACACACTGCGCCGTACAGCACAGCACACACTGCAATTGGACTGCGAAACCGGCTTTGGCTACGTAGACGCAGCGTTGGCTGCGCAACCGTCCTATATCGGCCCTGCCGCAGAACTGCTGGATCAGTCGGCAGGCACAGCCATCGACTTTCTTAACGACGGATACGCAATCGCGGACGCAGACACGCCGCCCTACACGATACCCACGCCGCAGGTCATGCTGCGGTGGTCCGACGACGGCGGCCACACCTGGTCGCGCGAACATTGGGCTTCGCTGGGGGCGCAGGGTCAATACGGCAAGCGTGTGTTCTGGCGTCGGCTGGGCATGACGCAGAAACTGCGTGACCGCGTATATGAGGTATCCGGTACGGACCCGACAAAAATCATCATTCTTGGCGCGGAGTTGATCTTGAATGGCACTGCTGCCTAGCACGTCGCAGATACCCGCGCAGCGCGTGCCGCTCAATGAGCCGCCGCAGACGCCTATCTATACGGCGCGGGAATGGTACAGGTTTTTTGACCTCTTGCACACCTATATCCCGACGCCATCCACGTTTACGCCATCGTTCACGCCGGTCACCAACGTCGGGGCGCTGGTGCCTGGCGCCATGTTCTACAATCAGATGGGCACGGTCATAACGCTGACCGGAACATTCACGTTGACGCCTGCCGCGCCCGGTAATACCGTGTTCCGTTTGACCCCGCCCGTTTTGGAGGATTTGAGCCTGACGACGGCGGCGGGCGTTTTTGTAACCACCGCGGCGGGGGCCAGTGACACGGGTTCTATCATCGCTGCGTCTGGCAACCTTGAGTTTCGCCTTAACGCTGTTACGACCACGCCGTCCGTCTATGCCTACAACGTCAACTACCAGATTGCCTGACAACCCGATTTACGCTAGGTTCACACCATGACCGTTAACCTGTCACCTTTTGCCGGCGCTGGCGCACAGCTTTTCGACGACAACGGCGACCCGTTGTCGGGAGGCAAGATTTACACTTACGCCGCCGGAACGACCACGCCCAAGACGACGTTTACGGATTATCTTGGTTCAACGGCCAACCCCAACCCGATCATTCTGGACGCGGCAGGGCGCACGCCGGATGAAATTTGGCTGACCTACGGCGACGCTTACAAGTTTATCGTTAAGGACAGCAACGATACTCTGGTCGGAACGTATGATCATATCGACGGTATTCCCCCGGTCAACATCAATCTGATCCGTCTCTACGGCGCCGTATCCGGCTATGTCGAATTGAAAGCCCCGGACGTTGCGGGCGCAAATACTGTTACGTTCCCTGCGGCGACGGGCACGGTCGCGCTCACCGAAAGCCCCACGTTCACCGGCACGACGGCGGTTGCCACGCTGACGGCATCCGAAAACATCACCGGGTCGAAGACGATCAGTGGCCGGCTGCTCTCGGCGTCGCAGACCGTCAATATTGACCAATACCTTTACATGTCCGGCACCGGGCAAATGAAGGTGCCGGTCGGCTCCACAGTCCAGCGCGCGGGTGCGTTCAGCGGTACGGGCCAGATTGATGGTACGACGCTAACCATTGCGAACGTTACCGGCGGTGCGCTCTACATAGGCGCGACGATTACTGGAACCGGCGTTACGGCCGAAACGCGCGTTACGGACTTTTTGACCGGATCGGGCGGCGTCGGCACTTATATCGTTACGCCGTCGCAGACGGTGGCACCTGGCACGGCTATCTCGGATACGGCTGTTCTCGGCATGGTGCGGTACAACAACACCACCAATGCGTTTGAAGGATATGGACAGTCGGGGTGGGCCGGCATTGGCGGCGGTGCTACGGGCGCAGGCGGCGATGAGGTGTTCATTCTCAATAGCCAAGTCATCACCGCGTCTTACGCCATTCCCTCTAGTAAGAATGCCTCTTCGACCGGACCTCTGACAGTCAACAGCGGCGTCACAATCACCATTCCATCCGGCTCACGCTGGGTAATCCTGTAACGGAGCGATCATGTCTCAAATCACCCTTACCAGTGACCCGCTTGGCAGCGCCACAACCGGCACGCTGGAGTTTGAAAACCCCGCTTTCTATCTGACGGGCGCCCTGTCACAGCGCGGCGTTGTGCTGGCCGACCAGTTTCTGCTCCAGCAGGCGGCCTATACGCTGACCAGCCAAACGGCGGCGCAGAAGCTGTTCAATGTTACAGCAAATGGTGCCGTCACGCTGGTTGCCGGAACTTACGAATTTGAATGCGTGTTCTCGCTGTCCAGCATGAGTTCTTCGTCTGGTTCGTTTGGCTTTGCGCTGGGCGGCGCGGCGACATTTACGCAGTATTGGTGGTCTAGTGCCAACAAGGCGACGCTGGCCACGGCGGCCGGCGGCCAGGTCACCTACAACACGGCGGCCAACACGGCGATTGCGACGGCTACCACGGCGACAGTCGGGTTTGCGCGTTGCGGCGGCATCATTGTCGTTTCGGCTGGCGGAACGGTCATTCCGCAGGTGTCGCTCGGCGTCGCGGCTGCTGCGTCGGTCGGGATCGGCTCGTACTTCAAGGTCAGGGCGCTCGGTAGCGCGGCGGTGACGAGCAGCGGTAACTGGAGCTAACCCATGTCAGTCCTCATTAACGGCGGCGCAGGCGTCACGTTTCCTGACGGAGTGCAACAGACCAACGGCGTGACGAACACGGGCGGTAGCCCGCCATACTACGGCGCCCGTGCGTGGGCAACGTTTTCTGGCTCGACCACGCCGCCGACTATCTTGGCCTCGTCAAACGTTTCGTCCATAACCCGCACAGGCACAGGGCTGTTTACGGTCACTTTTGCGACCCCAATGCCTAATGCTAACTATTCTATTGCGGGCGCCGTTTACGACGCAAGCACGGGTGCGTACGTATTCTCTCTTAGCGCCGCGCCTACTACGGCAAACTTTTATATCCGCGTAACTTTTCTGTCTGCGTCAGCCGGTACGGCCTCTACCTCACCCACCAACGCAGATCGTATATCTTTTGCGGTGTTTGCGTGATTGATCCCGAACAGCATCTTGATCAGCATTTTCGCAACCTTGCGCTTCCGCCTGCGGCCAACGAATGGCTGCGCGGAGTGTGGAACGCGATCCAAGTGCTGGACGATGTAGCTGACGGTGATGCGATTGACCGCCCGGCGTTGGACCGGGCGATTTATGATCTTCTGGCCGGGCTGCCATCCAACCCGTTTTTTGTGGCTCACGCCGGGACGCTCCTGCCCGCGCTGGCGCTGATGGTGCTAAAGTGGAAAGCATCTGACACCGCAGAACGGGCAAACCGGGCAGATGCCCGGTCTTTCGTTTGGCGGGCCGGTTATTACGACGTGGTTCTCGCCGCTGTCGCGGCGCATCACGGACCTGCGGTTGCCATGACGGTTGCCGATAAGGTCATGGAGTTGTATGGTGAGACATTGCACGAATACTTAAAGGAGTTTCCGCCATGCCGGGACCAGTAGCTGCAATTGCAGGCTCCGCCATTGTCGGCGCTGGCGCGTCTATCTTTGGCTCTAGCAGAGCATCCAAGGCAGCCAAAGACGCCGCCAAGGAACAGCGCCGCGCGACGCAGGCGGCTATTGCCGCCGAAGAACGGGCACTAAACCGTCAGATTGCGCTACAGGAGCCGTTCCGTCAGGTCGGTGTCAATGCGCTGGCGCAGTACCCGACGGCTGCCGCGCCGTCCTACACGCCGTTTGGCATGGAGCAGTTTAAGACGGACCCCGGCTACAACTTCCGCATGTCGGAAGGTTTGAAGGCTTTGGAACGGTCAGCGGCTGCGCGGGGTATTCTGTCGTCTGGCCAGACGCTGAAGGACATCACCCGGTTCGGTCAGGATACGGCCAGCCAGGAATACCAGAATGCCTTCAGCCGCTATATGCTGGAAAGCGAACGGATGCGTCAGGAGAAGCTGGCGCCGCTGGAATACCAGATCGGTCTGGGGCAAGCGGCGGCGTCCGGTCAGGCCGCCAACATTGGCGGCACGGCCGCTGCGACGTCCAACCTGTTGCAGTCGCTCGGCAACATCAACGCGCAGCGCGACGTGACGCAGGCTAACATCATGTCGGGCTTGGCGGGCGGTCTTGGCAATCTCGCTGGGCAGGCTGCGCAGGGTTACATGGGTTATCAGGCGCAGCAGCCGTATCTTAACTATCTGCGCGCCATTACGCCTACGGCGTCGGCTGGGCTGGGCACTGCGCCGCCGGCTGGCTATGACATGCCGATCATCTAGGAGATAACGGATGCCTATCGACCCCAGCATTATCGGCAACGTCATGGCCCCGCAGGCACCGCAGTTGCCTGACGTCAACGCTATGCTTGAGACGCAGACGCGGGGGGCGGAGAACATCTTTAAGATCGAAACCGCGCGGCAGGAGCAGGCGCGGGCTGAACAGGAACGGGCGGCGGCGGCAGAAGAAGACGCGCTCGTCAAGGCACTGCTCCCTGCTTACACCTACGGTATTGAGACGGGCGATATGGCGGGTGCGCTCAACCTGGTGCCGCCGGACATGCAGGAAGGCATCCTGCCGTATGTGCAGGCATTGGAAGGCAAGTCGCCCGAGCAGGTCCGCGCCGCGTTGATCGGCTCGCTGTCCACCAGCAAGGCAGGACAGGAAGCGCTGGCCGCCATGCAGCGTGCCCAGACGGCGCAGATACAGTTCGGCCAGTTGACACTTGCACAGCAGGAGGCGCAGCGCAAAGCTGACGAAGCGGCGTTGGGACCGCAGCCTGAACCCATGTCTGAGTATCAGAAGGCGCAGCAAGACCTTGCAGAACGTCGGTTTGCAGCGGAGCAAGAAAAAGCGGCGCGCGAAGCGGCTATGCCTGATGGCATGGACCCTAAGACCAAACTAAAACTGGACCAGTCGTACCCGCAGGCGTCGAGGGCGCTTCAAAGCTCCGTCACTAATATCCAGAGCGATATTTCGGACGTTGAAAAACTTCTGGCCGACGAAAAAGGTCTTAAGGCCATTACCGGCACGCTCAACGCTATGACACCAAATATCTTTGCTGACGCGACGCGGGCGCAAGCCCTGCTTGACAAGATTATGTCGGGCGCAGGGTTTTCTGCCTTGCAGGCCATGCGCGACGCGTCGCCGACCGGTGGTGCGCTCGGCAACGTTTCCAATCAAGAAGGCGCCAAACTGGAAAAAAGCGTCGCGGCGTTCTCACAGAAACAAGAATACGGCGATTTTCGCGAGGCCCTTCGTCAGTACCTAATCGACCTTAAGATTGCGCAAGAAAATGTTCAGTCTGCATTTGACGAAACGTATAGCTATCGTGGCGAAGCACCATCCGCCGGGATTGTTGAAGAGACGACAAAACGTCGTGGTCGAATTGAACAAGAAACGGCTCCTGCTACACCGAAAACCGCGCTTCCCCCCGGCGTAACTGTCAAGAGGAACTAATATGGCCTCGTTCACCGTCACGCTTCCCGACGGGTCTTCCTACACCGTGGAAGGCTTAGCGGAGGATGCTACTGAAGATGACGCGCTTGCTGCCGTGTTGGCGCAACATCCTGAAGCAGCCGAGGCCAATAACAGCCTCCAGCAGTGGATGGGCGTAGCGACGCGCGCGTTACTTCCGTACGCGGCAGCGGCAGGGGCTGGCGCGCTGGCTGGCGCGCCGATTGGTGGCGTGGGCGCAATCCCTGGCGCAGCTGCCGGTATGCTGGCATTGGGGGCGGGTGACATTGGCACCGGCGTCTATAATCTGGCAACTACACCGTTTGGCGCCCCTCGCATGACGTTGCCGTCAGAAGCCATTCGCCAGTCTTATGAAGCCGCTGGCGGTCCTGGTACGCGCGGCCCAGTTACCCCACAACAACGCGTATTCAGTAGCGCGCTAGAAGCGGCTACAGGCGCTGGCGGAACAGCAACGGCGCTACGCACGCTTGCACCGACATTGCAAGCGGGCACCACGGCGCGTAACGTAGTTGCTGAACTTGGCCGTGGAGCGCGCGCGCAAGCAGCTGGCGGGGCGGGCGCTGGCGGGCTTACGCAGGCCGCTGTCGAAGGCGGTGAAACCGACCCTATGAAGTTGTTTCTTATATCGCTTGTTGGCGGCGTAGGGGGCACACTGGTAGGCGGCCGCACGCCGCGCCCTACAATTACTGGTGCAGATATTCGTAACCAAGCGTCGCAGTTTTATCGTCAGATGGAACGCGAAGGCGTTTACTTTTCTGAACAATCTGCGGATGCTCTTGCGGACAGGTTAGAAAACACGCTCCGTAGCCAAGCAGCTTCAATTAACAGGGCTGATCGCAATGAAGTTTTGCAGGTCGTCCGTGATCTGCGTAACCGCCCATACGCGCAACTTTCGTTTGAGGAACTTGAGGCGCTTCGTAGTAGACTAGGGAACGTTGGCCGCAGCCGCGAAACAGGTAAGATTACGCGAGAGCAGGCAAATCGTCTTGGCATGATCGTCCAAGATGACCTCGACGATTTTATCGCCAACGCGGGGCCTAATCAAGTGACGGCAGGCGACCCGCAAGCCGCCGCTCGCGCGGTTCAGCAGGCCCGTAATTTGTGGCGCAACGCCCGTAAAGGTGAAATTTTAGAGCAGGTTCTATCAAAAACCGACTTGAGCCAGCGCCCTAAAGCTGAAGAATTGCGCGCCAAGTTAACACCGATCATTGCCGATGATCGCTTGATGGCTAAGTTTACGCCTGAAGAACAGGACGTTCTTCGCAGTATTCAGAGCGGTAACCTCACGGAAAAAGCGCTCGGAACTATGGCTAAGTTGGCCCCTGATTTAACGTCCGGCGCGGGCGTTACGAAACTCATCGGATATTTAAGCGTTCCTCCGACTGCTGCGGCGTCGCTTGTCGATCCCGCTTACGCAGCGACGGCCGGTATGATCGGCGGCGCGGCATTGGCATCGCGCGCTATGGCCAATCGGCTGGCCATGCGTCGCGCAAGCGATGTAGCTGAAGCCATTCTTCAGGGCCGTCCGCCAGCGACTACCTCGCAGAGTGCAATCCGCGCGGCTGGGCGTGGCGCGGCGTATGTTCCGCCGGTTGTGTTGGGTTCGCAGGGAGTAAACAATGCGTTTCTGACAGACGCATATGGCAATACGTATGACGTTCAAGGCAACCGGATGGCGAGGTGATGTGCCGTGGATTATCAAGTGCTTTTCAACATTGCCTTCACCATCGTAGGCATCCTTGGAGGGTGGGTCTTGAACCGCATCTATGTGAGCATTGACAAGCTGGACAATGACGTCCGCGCCATGCCGCACACCTACGTGGCGAAGGATGACTTCAAGAACGCCATCGCTGACATCAAGACGGACATCCGGTCCGGCTTCGCGCAGATCGACAAAACGCTAGCCACCATCTTTGACCGCCTCAACGACAAGGCTGACAAATGAAGCTGAACAGCGCGTCCTACTCCCGCCTCCGTGACGTCCACCCCGACCTCGTCCGCGTCGTGTTGCGCTGCGCCCAGGACTGGCCCGAGAAGGACACCGGGTTCATCGTCACGCAAGGGCTGCGCACGCTGGAGGAGCAGAAGCTGCTCAAGGCCCGTGGTGCCAGCCGGACGCTGCGCTCCCGGCATCTCCGCGCCGCCAACGGTTACGCCCACGCAGTGGACCTCGCGTGCTTCATCAAGGATCAGGTGCGCTGGGACTGGCCGCTCTACGACAAGCTGGCCAAGCGCATGAAGGCGGCAGCCAAGAAGGAGAAGGTGCCGCTGGAGTGGGGCGGCGATTGGAAGACGTTCAAGGACGGACCTCATTTTCAACTGCCGTGGGCACAATACCCCGGCACCAAGACGGAGAAAAAGAAATGACAAAGGACATGGTTTGGGGCGTTGTGCGCGCCGTTCTGGCGGCTGGCGGCGGCTACTTTGTCGGCGCCGGGCTGCTTGAGCAGTCGGCCGTCAATGACATCATCGGCGCGCTGGGTATCATCTTTGCCGCCGGTTGGTCCATCTGGTCCAAGAAGTGAATTGGTTGGAAGTTGCAGCGATTGTCGTGCTGCTGGCGGGCGTTGCTGCGGGAGGGTTCCTCGTCGCGCAACGCCCGTCTTTTTGGTTTGGCCTTCTTACCGTGATGTTCCGGGCAGCGTTGCCCACCCTCCTAAAACGGATGCCTCCCGAGCAGGAGCAGGCGTGGAGGGACTGCCTTCGTCGTGGGGGCGAATGGGATCACGTTCGACGGCGTTGTAAGCGTTGACGATGAGCTGCGCATAGCCCGCAATGTCGCGCCAGTGGTCCACCTCATGCGGGTTGCCCGACAAGATGCGGCCGATCTTGCTGGCGATCATCTCCAGCGTCTCGCGTTGCGTGTCGTCAAGGATCTTCCAGTTCTTGCCCCGCCGCATCGCGTCCTTGAGCGTCTGCGCGGTCATGGCGACATCGTAGAAGTCGCCGTGGGTCTTCTGGCGTTCGGCCAACAAATCATTTACCATTGATCCTCTCCAACAGTTCCTTCCGTTCCCGCTGCGCCCGTAGCGTCGTGTAGCGTTGATGGATGCGAACAAGGTACGTCGGCCGCTTGTGGACCTTCACCTCCTCGTCCAGCATCGCCTTGACCTGGTCCTCCGTCCGCATAGACAGCAGCACGTTCAGGTCGTGCCAAGCACTTTTCATCCTCTCAACTCCTCCATGGCGACCTCGGACAACGCGCGCTTGTCGCGGAGCGCGGTTAAAATCTTATCGTCAATCGTGTTATTGGTGATGAGTAGGTACACCCACACATCATGTTCTTGACCGCTGCGGTGCAACCGGCCGATCACTTGTTCGTAGTCCGTAAAACTCCACGGCAAGGTCAGAAAGACCATGTGATGCCCGCCGTGCTGCAAGTTCAAGCCAAATTGTGCGCTCTTTGGATGGACGGCCAGCAGCGGTATCTTGCCCGCGTTCCAGCGTTCAACCACACCAGCGCCGTCGTCCAGCGTCCACAGCGTGCCGGGGTAGCGGCGTTTCAGTTCCGCCAACTCCTCGATGAAGTTGTAGACGATCAAGGTGTTCGCCCGCTGGTTGCCTTCCAGCACCTCGTCCAGCAGGTCGAAGCGGTGCGTCGAAAACCAGTGCGGGGCCTTGACCGTCTTGAACTGTCCGGGGCTGTCGGACGCGACGGTCTGGCTGTCGTAGACCCAACCGCCCGCCATCTGCTGGAGTTTGGTCGTGACCGCAGCGGCCGACAAGGCGGTGATGTCCTGCCACATGAACTCCTTCTTCATCCTCTCGTATGGCTCACGGTCGGGCATGTCGCAGCGCATCTCGACGACGTGGCACGGCGGCAGCTTGTCCTTATAGACGCCAGGCTCCAGCACGTAGGTCGCCGGGCGGATGCGGGTCATCACCTGCTCCAGCGCCCCTTTGCGCGGCATCCACTCGCCAAAGTCGCGGTTGATGCAAACGAAGTACTGCTGCATGAACGCGCCCTTTGTGCGGCCCAACAGCTTCTCGTCGATCACCTTGCATTGGCCGAAGACGTCCTCAAGGCCGTTCGACGTGAACGAGCCAGTTAGGCCCCAGCGCACCTTGAAGCGGTCGATCACCTTGAGGAGCGCTTTGAACCGCTTGCCTGACGGGTTCTTGAGCCGGGTCAGTTCGTCGAAGACGATCCCGTCAAAGGGCACATCGGGCAGTTTGTCGAGGTTGTCATAGTTGAACACGACCACGTTTGACTTGGCCTCGAAGGCCGCGCGGCGTTCGGCGGCGGTCCCGATGGCCACCGACATGCGCAAGCTGGGCGCCCACTTGGTGCGCTCGACCGGCCAGACGTCCGTACAGACGCGCTTGGGCGCCACGACCAGCCACCGCTTGACCGCGCCGTCGCGCAGCATCTCGGCCATGGCCGTGAGCGTGATAGCCGTCTTGCCGGCGCCGACGGGCGCCAGGATCATGGCGCGGTCGCGTTCGTAGAGGAAGGTGACGGCGTCGTTTTGGTATGGTCTAAGCGTGAGGCCCATTCATCTATCTCCGTTTTTGACCATAATACCGTGTAGTTTTGTCCGAGTTCCTTCATGCGGGCCGCGAACAGCTTCTGGAGCGGTGCCAGCCGACCGCCGGGCGCCTTGAGTTCCACGAACCACACCGACCCGTCAGGCAGACAGGCGATGCGGTCGCTGACGCCGCGATGGTTGGGCGAACGGAACTTGTAGGCCGTCCCGCCCATGCGCTCGACCGTCCAGACGAAATACTTTTCGATGTGACTTTCACCGCCCATGCCCATCACTTAACAAACATCGCTTGACAGGTCAACAAGAAATCTGTAGTACCGGATCAAACGACAGGAGACGACATGGCACAACACTCAAACATCGTCGGCGGTTCGACCGCCAAGCGCGTCATCAATTGCCCCGGCAGCGTGGCGCTGGTTCAGAAGGTGCCGCCCAAGCCGTCCAGCAAGTACGCCGACGAGGGCACGCTCCTGCACCACGTCATCGCGGCCGTGCTGGAGACGGGCAAGGCGCCGGAAGACTTCCTTGGTACCGAGTACAACGGCGTTGAGTTGACGGGTGACCTGATGGAGCGGAAGCTGCTCCCTGCGCTTGCTGCGCTGGACGAGATCGACCCCGACAAGGTGATGGAATATGAGGTCGAGAAGGTTGTTGGTTTTGGCAACGTACTCCCTGGCGTTTTTGGTTCCGCCGATCTGGTTGGTCGTATTGGTGACCGAGGCATTCTGGTGGACTGGAAGTTTGGTGACGGCGTGGCTGTCGAAGCCGAAGAAAACCCGCAGGCGCTCTTTTACATTGCCGCCGCCCTACACACGGCGTCAACGTCTTGGGCGTTCAGGGACACTGAGGCGATTGATGTCTACATCGTTCAGCCGCCGTTCGTGAAGAAGTGGACGACCGATCTCGACCGCGTGCGTCGCTTCGAGGCCGATCTGGTCCTCGCCGTGCGCGCCGCCGAGCAGCCGGACGCACCGCTCAAGACGGGCGACCACTGCCGTTGGTGTGCCGCCAAGACGATCTGCCCGCTGGTCAACGGGGCCGTGGCCCGCGCTGACCGCGCGGCACTCAAGACGGTCAACGTCGATGACTTGGCCGACGCGCTCGACAAGATCGACGTGCTGGAGGGCTGGATCAGGGACGCCCGTGAGATGGCGCAGACGCTGCTGGAGAACGGTGTGGACGTGCCGGGCTACAAGCTGGCCGCCAAGCGGGCCACCCGTCAGTGGACGGACGAGGCTGCGGCCTTGACAGCGCTGCGCGAAGCAGGCTGTAGTGCAGAAGAATTGACGGAGTTGAAGTCTCCGGCGCAGGTCGAGAAGGTGCTGAAGAAGCGCAAGATCGACATGCCGGAGGGGCTGATCACCTCCGTCTCATCGGGTAACACGCTGGCCAGTGCGGATGATCCGCGCCCCGCCGTGTTGCGGGTTGGCCACGTACTCAAGGCCGCCCTTGGTAAGCTAGTCTAAACAGGAAAAAGTAAAATGGAACCTACACTATCGCTAAACGAAGCAAAGGCTATCGTCGCCACCAAGACGGCGCCGCGCGTCACTGAGGAAAGCATCAAGGCCAAGATTGCCAGCGTTCATTATGAGACGCTTGTGATGAGCGAGGCCAGTATCGGCACGCTTTGCATCATCACGATGCAGAATGGCTGGGTCAGCACGGGTTTCTCTGCGCCGGCCAGCGTTGAGAACTTCGATAAGGATGTTGGCCAGCGCTACGCCTATGACAATGCGTTCAAGCCGCTTTGGCAGCTTGAAGGCTATCTGCTCCGCGACCGTTTGGCTGCGGAAAACATTCAGTAAACTCGTTTAAACAGGAGAAGACAATGAACGACATCGTGAATTTCGGCAACGCCAAGCTCCCTTCCGTCCAGAACCTCTCGACCGCCCTGCGCTCGCTGGAGCATGAGGTGGGCGGCAGCGGCATGGCCATCCTCAAGATGGACAAGACGGGCCACTGGGTGTTCGGCGCCGACCAGACCGAGGTCGAGGATGACAGCACCTGGGCGGTGAACCCGTTCTCGTTCGTCCACGGCTACATCGCCTGGGGCGAAGGTGACGTGCTGGGCGAGAAGATGGTGCCGGTGGCCGACCCGCTGCCGGAGATGGATGTGCCGCCGCCCGGCGCCAAGCGCGGCTGGGAGCTGCAGGTCGGCATGAGCCTCAAGTGCATGAGCGGCGAGGACAAGGGGCTGGAGGTGGTCTACAACGTCACCTCCGTGGGCGGCAAGCGTGCCGTCCAGAAGCTGGCCCTCGACATTGCCGCGCAGGTCGAGAAGGACCAGACGAAGCCCGTGGCTGTTGTGCGTCTTAAGAAGGAGCACTATACCCACAAGTCCTACGGCCGCATCTATACGCCTATCTTCGACATCACGTCGTGGGTTGGTCTTGACGGGCAGGCCGACGATCAGTCCGTGAGCGAGGCGCCGGTGGAGACGCCCACCCGCCGCCGTCGCAGCGCCTAACGGGCGAGGGGGGCGGGCGCTAGCCTGCCCCCCGACCATTTCATGACCATACTCTGGTGCGATTTCGAGACGCGCAGCCGCTGCGATCTGCCGAGCCGTGGCGTCTACAACTACATGCAAGACCCCAGCACTGAGGTGCTGTGCATGTCCTATGCCTTCGATGACGAAGACGTGGTGACGTGGACGCCACGTCAAGTATTTCCACAGAAAGTTTTGGAGGCAATTCTTTCTGGTGCACAGATCAGGGCGCACAACGCCGCCTTTGAGCGGCTGCTTTTCTGGTACGTCATCTGTCCTGACTTCGGCGTGCCGGAGCCTGCGCTGGAGCAGTTCTACTGCACGGCCACCCAAGCCCGTGCCAACTGCGCGCCGGGCAGCCTGGAGGACGTCGGCCGCTTCGCAGGCGCCAGCATGAAGAAGGACCATCGCGGCGCCGCGCTGATCCGCGCGCTGTCGATCCCGCAGGCTAACGGGCAGTTCCGCGAGGACGCCGACCTGATGGCCGAGATGATTGCCTATTGTGAGGCCGACGTGCGCGCCATGCGGGCCGTCTCCAAGGCCATGCGTGACCTGACGGATGAGGAACTGGCCGACTATCACGTTAACGAGCGCATCAACGACCGTGGCGTCAAGCTCGACGTGCCGCTGGCCGAAGCCGCCATCACCTACGCGGCGGCCGAGTTGGAGGAGATTGAGAGCACCTTTCAGGACATCACCGGCTTGAGCAGCATCCGCTCGCCGCGCATGAGGGAATGGGTTTATGATCGTGTCGGGCCGGAAGCCCGCAAGCTGATGACGGTCTGGAAAGACGGCGAGGCAAAGGTTAGCATCGACAAGGCCGTGCGGGCGAACCTGCTGGCAATGGAGGACCATGATGAAATCTCACCGGAAGTCCGTGAGGTGGTGCAGTGCGCGGACGATGTGTGGGCATCGTCCGTGGCGAAGTTCAGCCGAGCCGCAGCGCTTGCAGATGATCAAGACCATCGCGTCCGGGGTGCGTTTGTATTTTCTGGCGGTGCAGCAACTGGACGAGCTTCGAGCTATGGCCTCCAGGTCCATAACTTCCCCCGGAGATGCGCGGAGGAACCTGAACTAGTCCGTCAGGCCATGGTGCGCCGCCACGCCATCGTACCGCGCTACGGCAAGCGCGTCACCGACGTGCTCAAGGGCATGTTGCGTCCGGCGCTGATCCCCGACAAGGGCAAGTCCTTCGTCGTGGCCGACTGGTCGTCCATCGAGGCGCGCGTCACGCCGTGGTGTTCCGGTCCGGCGGGCGAGGCCAAGTTGGACCTGTTCCGCAACGGCGAGGACGTTTACTGCTACAACGCAGCGGCGACGTTCAAGACACCGTATCAGACTATCCTTGACGGCCATCGCGCCAAGGACAAGTCTTGCAGCGATATGCGCCAGGTCGGCAAGGTGCAGGAGTTAGCTTGCGGGTTCGCCGGAGGTGTGGGCGCGTTCAGTGCGATGGGCCGCATCTACGGCATCGTGCTGCCCGAGAGCGAGAGCCGCAAGATGGTGGACGCATGGCGGCGGGCAAACCCGT